TCCTGCGTTAGCGGCAGGACTGTCTTATTATATAGCAATAAAAAAAGCTCCTGATAGAATACAATTATTAAAGGGAATTTATGACGAGGAAATGAATAGGGCAATGGAAGAAGATAGAGATAGAGCATCTTTTAACGTAGCTCCTGCATTAAGAGGTTATAATAATGTCTAAATATGCTAGTGACAGATGGGCTTACGGAATATCAGACCGTTCTGGATTTAGATACAGATTAAAAGATATGCGTAAAGAATGGACAGGTTTTTTAGTTGGAAAAGACGAATGGGAAGAAAAACATCCTCAATTAGAACCAATTAGAACTAGACCTGATGCTCAAGCTTTAAGGGATCCTAGACCAGAACAAGATTTATCTGAGCAACGAAGTATTCAATGGGGATGGAACCCTGTAGGAATGAGAAACGACTATGGATTAACTCCTAATGATTTACCCGCTACGGGTGAGATAGGAACTGTAACAGTGGTGACAACATGAGCTATACATACGCACAATTAAAGTCAGCAATACAAAATTATTCAGATAATTTAGAAACTACATTTGTTTCTAGCATACCTGATTTTATAGAAAGCGCTGAACAACAAATTTTAAATTCTATAGATCTTCAATATTTTAGAAAAAATGTTACAGGTGTAACCTCTGGAACTGGAACTAATGCTTTTTTACAAGTACCTAGTGATTACTTAGCTTCATTTAGTTTGTCTATTTTAAATGGAACTACTAAAGAGTTTTTATTGGAAAAAGATGTTAATTACATTCAGTCTGTTAATCCTGCTTCTGCAACAGGAGTACCTAAATATTATGCTTTCTTTGATATAGATAACTTTATTTTAGCACCAACACCTGCGGCGGTTTACACTGCGGAATTGCATTATTTTTACCGACCAAATAGTTTAACGGCTGCTGGTGAGAATGGAACAACATGGTTAAGCGAAAATGCACCAAATGCTATGTTATATGGAAGCTTAGTAGAAGCTAATATATACATGAAAGGAGAGCAAGATTTACAACAATTATATACTGAAAGATTTTTAAGATCTTTAGAGAGATTAAAAGATTATGGTGAAGCTAGAGAAAATGCTGACGCATATCGTCAAGGGCTTCCAAGGAGGCCAAGAACATGAAAATAGCTATTGTTGGATTAGGTGGGAGCTATTCCGATTATATAGCCGCACGAATACGTTCAGAAAAGTTTGATGAAGTATGGGGTATAAACTGCGTTGGTGGTATAATTCATGTAGACAAAACTATTATGATGGATCCAGTGTCTAGGTTCTTAGATACAGAGGATGCAGGATCACAAACAGAAATAGCTAGACACTTTCTAAAAACAAATACTAAACCTATCATTACATGTGAGATGGATGACAGAGTTAAACATTTACAACCTTATCCTTTAGAAGAAGTTATCAAAGAATTAAACATTTGTTATTTTAACAACACTGTTCCTTATGCAATAGCATACGCTATTTGGTCTGGGGCAAAAGAACTTTGTTTATATGGTTTAGATTACACCTATAAGAATGTTAGTATGGCAGAGGCAGGCAGAGCATGTACCGAGTTTTGGTGCGCTATTGCTACGACAAGAGGGATAAAAATAGAAGTTGCACATAATTCAGGTCTTTTAGATACGAATGTACCAGAAAACGAAAAACTATATGGCTATCACAGATTAGATGACCCTTTAGTGCAATCACAAGAAAATGGTGGCTTGTTAATAACCAAACAATCTAAGATGGAACCACCCGAACCAATAGATAAAGAGCCTGTGATATTTGGAAGGCATGATTTACAAAAATTAAACGGGAAAGAACAACATGTTTAGCGTTAATAGTGATACTATTGTAGGGCAAGTCGGCGTTGCGACTTCTGACAATGGTGGATTGTCTAACGAACAAATTTCTGAACTAGCAACTAGTAAAATATTGTCTATTTCTGAAAATGCACCGGAACCTATAAAACAGCAAGCTCACCTTTTTGCAGATAATGTTCGTAATCTTTTGCAATATTATATAGAGTTGGCTAGAAAAGAAGAACGTGCTAACATATGTCATCAACTACGCGAAGCTGGTCAGAATGATTTAGCAGAAGTCATAAGGAGAATATAAAATGGCAATAACACAAGCAATGTGTACTTCGTTCAAAACAGAACTTTTGACGGCTACACATAATTTTGCTACTAATGGAAATGCTTTTAAGTTAGCGTTATATGCTATTGGTGGCGGTGGAAAATCTAGTACTACAGCTACATTAGGTGCTGCATCTACAGCTTACGTTACGACTGGAGAAATAGCAAATAGTGGGTCATATACTGCTGGGGGTGGTGCTCTTACTAAGGTTGCTCCAACTTCAAGCGGAACTACTGCATTTACAGATTTTGCTGATATAACTTTCACTACAGCAACTATTACGGCTAGAGGTGCTTTAATCTATAACGATACAAATAGTGACAAAGCTGTTTGTGTATTAGATTTTGGAGGGAATAAATCGTCTTCTTCTGGAAGTTTTACAATTCAATTTCCAACAGCAGATGCTTCTAACGCTATTATCCGTATAGCTTAACGAGGTAACTCATGGCTATTATAACAGGTTGGGGACGCGGTAATTGGGGTCAAGGGCCTTGGGGCCGAGCCATACCTGTTGTTGTAACTGGAGTTGCTGGAACTAGCGCATTAGGATCTGTAAGTCTTGTAACAAGTTCTATCGTTCAACCGACGGGAGTTTCTGCCACAGGCGCAATAGGAACAGTTCTTGCGGCGGGTGGAGCAGTTGTTACAGAAACAGGTTTAACAGGCACTATTGGCTTTGGTGACGAGCAAGTTGTTGGAACAGCAGTAGTAAGTCCATCGGGTGTTTCTGCAACAAGTGCAGTTGGTAATGAATCTGTTGCGGGTTCGGCTGTTGCTCTGCCTCCAACTCAATTACCTTTAATCGGTGAAATTGGAGAAGTTACTGTTTCATTAAGTATGACCGTCTTCCCAACAGGTGTGGTAGGAACCGGAGAAACTGGCGAAGAAAATGTTTGGTCTGTAATTATCCCTTCACAAACACCTAGTTGGAGTGCTATAAGTGTAACACAGAGCCCTAGTTGGAGTAGTACAACTCCTTCACAAGACCCCGATTGGACAGAAATAGCGGCATAAGGAACATATAAAATGGCTAGTACCTATGTAAATAATCTTAGACTTAATGAGTTGGCGACTGGAGATGGAGCAGGTACATGGGGTACAACGACAAACACCAACTTAGAATTAATTGGGCAAGCTTTCGGTTGGGGGACAAGAGCGATTGCTAACGCCTCAACAGATAATATTACAATAGCTGATGGTGCTTCTGATTCAGATCGGTCTATGGCACTTAAACTTACGGGTGGCGGACAAGCCTGTACCGTAACAATTTTACCCAATACTTCTTCTAAAGTTTGGATTATGGAGAACGCAACAGCGGCTACGTTAACTTTTACACAAGGAAGTGGTGCTAATGTTGCTATCTTAGCGGGTGAAACTAAAATTATTGCGACTGACGGGGGTGGCTCTAGTGCAGTGGTTTATGATCTTTTAACAGATGTTAATTTAGCAGGTACAACAAAAACTGCGGTTCTTACAAACGCAGGTCTTACTACAACGGGTACACTTACCAACCAAGGTCTTCTTACAAATCAAGGAGATGCAGATTTTAGTGATGATGTAACTCTTAAATCAGACTCAGCGGTTCTTGGTTTTGGTGCAGATACGGATACAACTTTAACACACACAGATGGCACAGGGTTAACTCTTAATAGCACTAATAAATTATGTTTTAATGATGCAAGTCAGTTTGTTCAAGGTTCGAGTGCTACTGTTTTATCTATAGGTGCTACAGACGAGATTGATCTTACGGCTACAGCGATTGATATAAACGGTACTGCGGATATTAGTGGTACTCTTACAAATGCCACCGCAGCGGTTAAAGTTGCGGGATTAGAAACAATATATGTGCCCGCTGGAGCCATGTATCCAACCACAACAAATGGGTGTTCTGATTTAACACAAGTTGAATTATCCAACGGCCCAGAGCTGTCCGTTTTAGATTTTGCGGCGGACGCGGATGACTTTGCACAATTTTCTGTAATCTTCCCTAAGTCGTGGAACGAAGGTACAGTTACTTTTCAAGCTTTCTTTACTGTAACGGGTACAAATACAGGTACAGTAGCTTGGGGATTATCTGGAGTTTCGATAGCTGATAATGTAAGCAACAACACCGCCTTTGGTACAAATGTAGTTGCGACAGCAAAATCACATAGTGGGACTTCCAATGATTTAGATGTTTCAGCCGTTAGCGGTGACGTTACTATTGCAAGTGCGGCGGCTGACACGTTTACTTATTTTCAAATTATGAGAGATGTATCTGCGGATACACAAACAGGGGCAGCTCGTTTACAGGGTATAAAATTATTCTTTACAACTGATGCTAAGAATGACTCATAAGGAGCGTTAGATGACTGGTTTTGGTTATAACGTAAATGGTTTTGGAGCAGATTATACTAGGGTAGAGTACTACGAGGCATCTGGTGGTACTACAACTACTGATGGTGATTATAAGTACCATACTTTTACAGGATCAGGAACATTTACTATTAGCGTTGCTGGCAATTCTGCGGGTGGTACTATTGACTATATGGTAACAGCGGGAGGCGGTGGTTCTGGTATTGACAACTCCGGCGGGGGCGGTGCGGGTGGCATGGTTCGCGTAACAGGTGCTACTAAAACGGCGGGTTCTTATTCTATCGTGATTGGCGCAGGTGGTGCAGGTGCAATAAATGATGACTCTGGTACAGGGTCGCAAGGCGCAAACTCTACTGGATTAGGATCAACAGCAACTGGCGGTGGACACGGTTCTAATTGGAATAGTGGCGCAGGTGGTGACGGTGGTTCGGGTGGTGGTTCCGCTTTTAGTAATAATAATCCGGGAGATGGTACTTCTGGGCAAGGTAATGACGGTGGTACGGCGGCTAATGATGGCGCACCGGGTGGCGGTGGCGGAGCAGGAGAAGCAGGAAACACGGATCGCCAAAGTGACGGCGGCGATGGTGTGGAATGGTTAAACGGAACTTTTTATGCAGGCGGTGGCGGTGGCGGTGCGGAAGGATTAGCGTACACGCCCTCTGGTGGAGATGGCGGTGGTGGTACGGGTACTAATGCAAGAAATACATATGGTAGTTCTACGGACGGTACTGCAAATACTGGAGGCGGTGCTGGCGGAGTTCGTTTGCACCGAGGAAACAATGGTCGAAGCGGCGGCTCTGGAATAGTTATAATTAGATATAAATATCAAAATTAGGAATTAGATGGCACATTTTGCAAAAATAGAAGACAACTTAGTAACGCAAGTAATTGTTGTTGATAATAGTGATATTCTTGATGGGGATGGTAATGAGTCAGAAGCATTGGGTGTTGAAATATGTCAAAATTTATTAGGTGGTACTTGGGTGCAAACATCTTACAACGGTAATATTCGTAAGAATTATGCTGGCATAGGCTATACTTATGATAGTACGAGAGATGCTTTTATAGATCCTAGTCCTTATGCTTCTTGGGTATTAAATGAAACTACATGTAAATATGAAGCTCCGATAGCGTACCCATCAGATGGAAAACACTACAAGTGGGACGAAGAAACAACTAGTTGGGTTGAAAATTAAACCTTGATGGAGATACTCAATGCCTTTAACAAAACTACAATATAAACCCGGAATTAATAGAGATGTTACTTCATATAGCAACGAAGGTGGATGGGTAGATAGCGATAAAGTTCGGTTTAGATTTGGCTTTCCTGAAAAAATAGGTGGGTGGGTTAAATACTCGACTAACACCTA